ATATTGTCAATCAATGAGAAGATGATTGCTGCTGGTCATGCGGTGCGGTATATGGATACCTGAGATTCCATTCCTTTTGGCGTGTCGTGCATCCGCACGGCATGCCTAATTTCTTAGCCCATCCTTTAAACTGCTCGCCACCTAACATGGCGGCGTAACGCTGAACCGTGTCACCGACGCCAGTGTCATCTGGTGTGCGGAAGTATGACACGATGCCAACCCAAGATGGTGTCTGCGGTGGCTTAGATGTCTGTGGTTTGTCAGTCGCAGGTTGCTGTGCTTTGCGATCCCACAGCGAACGGTAATCCTCTCTGGACTGACACAGTCTATGCAGGTGCAAAGGCTTGTCCATGCGATGCCGCTGGCACCATCCGGAATTTGGGCAGTTACATGGCTCGCTCATTCGGTGACCACCACTGACATCCGGAATGGTTCAGATTCAAATCCGGGATCGCCAGATATGATGTAGCCTCCGCAGCAAGATTGATCCGGATTGCTACACGCCCAACTCTGCTCGATGATGTCGGGTAATACGAGGTATAGCGGATCGCATGTGCTTCCTGTTTTGCTGTAGGCATAACTTTGAAAGCTTGTGTTATCCAGCGATGTGTCCACAGTTCCTGGATCGCCGATCTCAAATTGAAACGAACTACACCCAACAGTTACGCCGCCACCATAGCGTATTAGCCTGGCTTCAAGCCTTGGGTAGCCGTACGTTGCATCCTTGTTGCAGGTGATCATAAACCTGATCTTATTATCGCTGTCGCCAGGACATGCTATTTCATCGCTTATCCAGGTGGCTTTCTCTGGCCAGTCATCTACTGTAGGTGATGAACTATTGTTTATGGATAGCACCCGCTTTTGTCGCATGGTGTAGGTGTCATCCAAACAGCCGGTCCCACCCACTGTTATGGAAAATTCCTTCGGTATGCAAACAAAACCGTCCTCATGAACGCAATAGCAATCACAATCACTGCACTCTCTGCGTTCATAGTAATGGACTTCCATATACCAGTCGTCGAAACGCCCAGTAACAAACATCCAGTTGCCTACGGATTGTCCGTCTCTCGTCCAGCAATCATCTCCGCCAGGACCAAGGCACGTCGTCACCCATACCGGAAACGAACTGGCGTTGGTGCGAACTGTAGTTGGCCTAGCACATAACCACAGGCCAGGCACGTAACAAATCGTCAGCCCTTCGTCGGAATATTCCCAATCAAACTCATAGGACTCTGTGGCAACGCCAGATGTCAGCCGAAGTTCAATCAGCATGGTGCCGGTGCCGACGCCTACCGTACCGCTAAATGTTACCCATACTTCGATAGGATCAGGTGTAGCGTTTGGGTCTCCTAGCCTTACCACATACGTCGTGCCTGGATCGCAATCCTTGAGTACACACGTTCCGTACAGCGATCCAAGCGTATACGCCGCTGGGTGACAAAGCGTTGTTGAGTCGTGGTCCGCATCAAGGTATTCGTCGACTATTTCGCCGTCACCGTACCAGTCGCCATCTATGGGTCTATCAGATCGGTTGAAATCATCCGACCCAATGAAACACTGTCCACAGCACCCGCAATGATTTCCTGCATTGAACTTGTTAGGCACCGACGCAATCCTCCCAGACAGCAATGAGAACGCCACCAGCACGAACTGCTACTACATATACGTTACCGCCAATTGCCGTAGTTGACATGTTGTAAATTGGCACTTCCGCCGTGGATGCAGCTAGCGTGCTGTCGTTAATAGCATACGGTGTGCAGTTTGCTTTACTTACTGTGAGCCCTGACCTAGCGGCAATCCCAGACTCAGGTGTTTTGGCAACATAAAATATTGGTTTCCGATCAAAGTTTGAGTCATTAAATACGCTGTCAGACGAAATCAACTGAATTATTGATTCGGCATCTACGCTGTTAAAGCCAAAAACTTTGTTTGCCATATTATGCTCTAGCAGTACCGCTGCGGAATATTCCAAGTGCCAATGTCGATGAGCTTGACGCAACTCCAAGAATAGTTACATACCAGCCAGTTGTTACGTCACCTATCGGTGCAATGCCACCTGCCGTGGCTGATACAACGTAAGTTTCACCAACGGTCAAGGTTGCACCAGCAAGATAGCTTCCTGATGTGCAGAACAGTGCATAGCCATTGGTAGACGCACCAGTCAAGAATACTCCCAGTGCTTCCGCAGTATCACTAGACGCATTGGCATCAGCTTTGTAATACAGACCATCTAAAGCCTTGCGGTATCCAGGCTGGCCTTGTGTTACAGTTTCGCCGACCTGCACTAGGCTGGTTACAGACGAAGACGTAGCACCAACATTAGCAGCAGTAATCGAAAGATCGGCCATAATTAGAACCTAAAATAAGTTTTGAAGTCAGCCTCTTTGTACATTTGAAAACGCTTGTATTTGAAGTCGGACGGATTTAACTGTCCTCCAGGAGGATTTGTATCAAGTTTGCCACCAAATCCATTTAGAAATCCCACAAAATCACGACCAACATCGTCCGTCACGAATGAAACCTTTTTCCAGTTTGCATCACGATAATAATTGCCGTGATCAAGAATGTCCAAATACCAAGTGCGTGCATTGTATAATATGCGATACTTGGTGAGTCTTCGTCTGCGACCGTAATAAAATCCAACTACGCTATCCATCACACGGCACAGCAAAGTATGCTTGGCAAATCCTAGATATGTTGCATCATTAACAGTTTCACTGCGCTCAATTATGTTAATGTCTGTTATAGTAATTGGCTCAAATTGGTCAAATTCCCATACAGGAATGTGCCTAATACGAGTAATTCCGTTGGCAAATGGTTCACCGGCACTATTGGCTATAACCTGACCATCTGGTTGAACTAAATCCTTAAACTCTTGTGTCTCGATCTTTTCAAACAGAGTACGTCGTATCGGTATCCAAGCTTCAGGATCAGTATTCGGCCCAACTGGATTAGAAGTATTCTGATCTACTTCGCTGGAAAAGTTGCAAGTAAAATCCCATATTTTTGGATTGTCAGCACGGCGATTTCCGGTAACGGATTTGCATACTGCAAGCCCAGATGCCGAGTATGTAAGTCCTACCTGAGGCAACCCTGGGCATTGAGCAACAACGTACATTGTGTCAAATTTAGAATCTGCTTCAACAATATAGCTATGTGACTCTTCTACAGTAGTCTGACCATTACTGCCGACATTTAAGTTAATGTCGCCGTTACGCTGTTCGCCAATTACTCGCATTATGGTCGCTTGGCCTCAATTTTAGGTTGATTTACCAAAGCTTCTTTCATTTTAGTTTGCAATTTTGTTTGCTCTCTTTGCTCTTTTAACTGCTCCATTGCAATCCTATCCTTTTCGGTTGTTTTGGACAATATCGCATTAACAGCTTCCGCAGAACCTCGCACAAGCTGAGCAGGCAAACTCAAATCTTTTTTAGATTTATTGCTTGAATCAAGTTTGTCTGCGGCTTCCGCAATAATTCGTGACTTTATTTGTTGAGCTTGTTCTAATGTAATTTTCTTGAGTGCAAGCAATTTATCTATATCTTTGCTTTCCCTGGCTGCACGTTCACCTACTGTTTCAGTCTTTTTTGTATACCTCTGAACAAGTTCTACCATTCGCTCGTTTTCTTTTACAGCTTCTTTAGCAATCTTTAACTTGCGTTCTTCAATCTGTTCTTCTTGTGCTAAGGCTCTTACAGCTTTGATCTGCGTCTCACTGAATCCAGCCATGTCAGCACGCATTGCTTGAGCAGCAACTTCTCCTTGCTTCATTTCCTCAATTCTGACCTTCAACTTGTTGGTCATCTTTTCAAACTTTTCGTCAATTTTTTCTTGTGCAGTTGCTTGAGCGGCTGTTATTGCGTTGCGTTGTTTTTCAATTGCGGCTTGGCGATCCGCAATTCTATTTTGTTTTTCACGTTCTTCTGTTTGACGTTTCAGATACTTGTTATATGCAGCAATATTTTCAATAGATAGCCTGTCGCTAACTACCCAGTTCTTCTTCATTTCGCCAACAAGTTGCATTAGTTCAACTTGTTGCGACATTTTTTCTATGGCATCTTCACGATTTGCCTGATTATTTGCTTGTCCAAAGTAGCTTCCACGATGACCACCCATGCTCTCAAAACGTGAAATATCAATGCCACTTTGAACAAGATTTAAAAAGCTAATGTCGCCTGTAAGCATATCGCTAAACAAAGATCCAGTTTTTCCGGCACCACCAACTTTGCTTAGATCGTAGCTTATTAGCTTTGACATGCTTTCTATAAGCTTGCTTGTTTTGTCCAAGGCTTCCGTTAGAAATTGCTTGTAGGCAATCGACAATGGCTCAATAGCCCTGCCCATCGTTGCCATAGATTCTTCCCACTTGGAAGCGAGCAGTGCAGCTTTGCCAGCAACAGTATCCATGATCTTGTCGGCTATTCCGCCAAATCTGCCGGTTGCGGAAGTGGCAGTCTCTAATGCTTTAGCCACCATGTCAAAGCTAATTGATCCTTCCTCCATTTCCTTCTTCAGAACTGACATGCTCTTGCCTGTATTGCGTGAAATCTCAGCCAGTGGGTTCCATCCAGCATTAACGGCTTGGATAACTTCTTGGCCCATAAGCCGATTAGCGCCACGCATCTGTGCAATAGCATTAGTCAGTGCTGCAAATCGTTCGGAATTACCGGCGGTAATCATGCCAACTTGACGTATGACTGGAATGACTTCTCTAGACGAAAATCCGTAAGCCATCATACTTTTGGCAGCTTCCGCAGCACCCTTGAAACTTAACGGCATAGTTTTGGTAAGCTGTCGTATGTCGTTTATCAAGGCAGAACCCTGAATATCCGATCCAGAGATGGCTTGTAGGATAGATTCAGTCTGCCGCAAAGAAATGTTGGCTTTGTCTGCTTCGGTGGATAAATTAGCTATAGAGCTAAAGCTTGCCTTTGCAGCTAAAAAACCTCCGATACGAAGCAAAGTACCTTTTAAAGACCATGGCCCAGCATTACCGCCACCTGATCCCGCCGCACCACCTGACTTGTTTATTTCATTCATCTGGTCACGGAGGGCACGCATAGTCTGCACTATCTTTGTGCGGAGTATATCTTCCTCGCTTCCAAGGACTCTAGATGCTGCTGCAATGCTGTGGTATTCCTTGCGAAGTAATTCGTACTGACTACGCAATTGATCTATTTTAGGCGTGTTCCTGTCAATCAACGCAATAGCTTCTTTACGCCGTGCTGCCAATTCCTTGTCAGCATTAGCTTCCATCATTTTTGCTTTGGCAAGCTTTACTTCTGCTTTGTATTCTTCTTCAGTTAAAAGATTAGCACGCTTAAGCTCATACAACCTTGCACGTTCTTGTGCAAAAATATCGGTAGCAGTCATCCGTTTCTTAAAAATATCTTCCGCTTGCTGCTCAAGCTTGATTAGCCTATTTAACTCGTCTTCCTGAGACTTCATGTTGGCTAGGTGCTTGGCTTCGCCGCCAGTCACCCAGTCAAGTTGCTTGTACATCCGCTCAAGTGCGTCATTGTATTTTTGCAATTCGGATGTTTGTCCAGCCATTTTAAGCTGGGACATGGCATGCTCTAATTGCCTGATCTCATGCTCAACTTTTTCTACCTGAGTTCTGGTTTTGTCATAGGATTTTTCCGCTTGCTGCTCAAAACCAATCAATCGCTGAAGTTCGTTTTCCTCTGCCTTCATGGCATCGGTACGCTTCTTTTCCGCACCAGTGACATTATCGTACTGGATATAAAGACGTCGCATAACTTCGTCTAGGTGCGACAAGTCAGCAGTAGGCTTTTGAGCCTTGATGGCGTTCATAGCTTTATCAAGCAAATTGATTTTGCTCTCAAGCTTTTCCGCAGGATCCTGCACATCACGGAACATGCGTTGAATTTGCTGGAACTGTCCTCTAGCTAGCGTTGCGCCACGCACCAGCCCGGATGCGTCAAGACCTAGAGTAACTTTGTAGTTATTGATGGTCGTCATTGAGAGTAGAGCCCAGCTAGCTTCTGTTCAACGGCAGCAATGTCTTCAGTACGCTTTTGAGGTCGCCATGCCCACGATGGAGGCATAATGTCCTCAAGTTGGATCACATAATCCTCTGCTCGCTCACCAGCCTTAGACGCAACTAGGAGACTTATCAGGTTGATTAGCCTTGCGAGCAAATATTGCTCGTCGCCCCAAGGCTCCAATCTGTAATAAGATTCCCAGTTACGATACGTCTTCTCGTCAACCGTCGCAAGCCACTGCTCGGGTTCAATCTCTAGGCCACGCCTAAGAACGACCCGATGAGCCAGCATTAGCTCTGGGTTGAGTCGAAATCTTTTGGGTCTACGGTCGTATCCACATTGAGCCCGCAAACATCTGCAATGGCTCCAAGTAGAGGGCCGCTGATGTGAGTAGGTGCATTACGCCAAACAGTAGCATCTGCAAGAGGTGCTTTTGTTTCCGGATCGCATACGCACTGAGCTAGGAAACTGGCATCTAGTCGTAAGCTGTCAAGGCTGCCGTCAGACTTGCGAGCACTAGCATAGACCTTAGACTTTTGGTTGAGGTCCAAGCCCTTGATTAGATAAGTGTCGCCATCGACAACTTTTTCAACAGACATTACAGACTTAGATTTCAGTTTCTCTAGCAGATTACTCATCATCATCGCTCCAAAATTCTTCTTCTTCAACTACAGGCTCGGATACGGGCACCGAGTCAACATACTTTACCTTGACCGATTTTTGCTTGGCGCACTGCTCAGCAATCACCGGCACAAGTTCTTTTGGCACTCCAACCAGAGGCAAAAAGTAACCTGACTCGTGCGTCAGGTAACCGCAGTGCGTCCAATTTTCCGTGTCATCGTTCCAAATATAGACCTTGTCTTGCCCAGTAGAACGCATCACGGTTCCGTAATGCGTTTTTTTAGGCACAACAAAGTCATCGAGTCGAAGCTTAATCAAGATTAAGATCCTCGGGTGTAGGTCGGGCCGGTATCGCCATCAAATTTGAACTTGAGTGAACCTTTTTGCACTTGACCATTTTGCAGGTCAGGTAGCTTAAAGCTTGTCACAATACCAGTTCCGGTAAAAGTGGCACCAGTCGTGGTCGTCTGCGTGCTGACTACTGGGAACGTGATTGTAGCAGTATCTACCGATCCAGTTACAGTCACCGCAGTTGCAGCAGCATTAAAATTATAGTTTACCGTCAATTCTGGGGTAGCCTTCAAATCGCTGGCAATCATCTCTTGAAAGTCAGACGTTCCAAGCGTGCTCACATCAAGCATGTCCAAAGTGATTTCACCAATCGTAATGGATTCAACCTTCAAACTTGCCGCAGCAGTTTGGGTCGTGAGAGTGAAGGTCGCTCCATTGCCAGTATCTCCAACCAACGCCATAGCTAACTCCTTAGCCAAAATACCATAATGTCGAACGTAACCACATGCCGCTGATTGTCACCGCCTGCTACGTCTTCGTTGACGTATTCACGGCGACCATCATCCATCATCACGCTCCGAATGTTCAAATTGGTGTAAACACCTTTTAGTTTGTCCATGTCTGACCAAATGATTGAGTCGGCTATGCTGCGAGCCAGTTCCGCAGTTGAAGCAAAACAATCAAAGATCAGTCTGGTTTGTACTATACCGCTCAGTCCGTCAATTGAGTGTTCGTATATTTCGCTAAGAACCGCAATTGTAACGCATGACTGAGTTTGCGATGTTGACTGCGGGATCCGACTAGCGTAAATACGCTGACCAATAAGATCGGTAATCGCCGTCTTAGTTAGCAAGTAGTTACGAATTGTCTTGATTACATCAGCCATCAAAGATTCTTCATCATCTGGTCAAGCAAAGTTTTGACTTGTGCTTTCATTATTGTTTGCTGCTGACTTTTTGTTTCGTCAAAAGCTTGCACAATAAAATTGCGCATCGCTTCTTTTTTAAAACTCTGGTCGTCACCCCAATACCATACATCACGACCATTTTTTCCGGCGTTGAAATATGCTTTATTTCCCTTGGGCCAAGATGGTCCAATAACGGCTATGCCTTTGCGGCTATATTTACGCACAACTTTTCCAATTGTCGTTTTAAGTTGCGTTTCCCAGTCAACCTTGCCGTATTTATTGCGTTTTGTCTTTCCACGCTTAATCCATTTAGCCCATGGTGGCTCGACGCCATTGCGTTGATACCAAGAACGCTTGGCACTGTTACCGCTAGGTGCACCAGGAGCAGCCTTTCTACCATCCCAGCAAAGTTGCCGTGCTCTAGCCAAAACCGGAATACTGGCCGCATTAAGAGCCTTGTCAAACAGCTTGAATCTGTCAATGCGATCATCCATGTTCAGCATGCGTGCGAGATCTGCATCAACTGGAATGTCCATCTTAATGTCTAGTTTATTAGCCATTACGATTTGCAGTGCAATTCGAGGTATCGTCTACCGCCGTCAACAGGACGCACAAACACAATGCCATACGTTTCGGAGTTGTACTGGATTCGCATTTCCGGCGTGATGCCAGTGCGGTAATGAATCGTGAATATGCCTTTAGTTCCGGCATCTACTTGCTTGCCCCTAGCTGTTTCTTGACCAGCAACTGGATCAAAAGCAGCAGGCTCATCTTTGTATTTATCGGACCAAGTTGGCGTAACGTCACCAGCATCGGAAATAGTTTCCGTCAATTGCTGGATCGTTATGCGATCCCGCAATGATCCAAGCCTAAACTTGCTGGGACGATAGCTCACGGATAATTGCTCCGCATAAACTTGGTCACTAACGCCTCGTAGGCTCGCTGGTCGTTGTTCCGGTCATTGTCGCCTCGATTGGCATCGAAATAATAGCCAACGAGCAGCAGCATGGCTTGCTTTGCAATAGCCGGAACGAGGTATGATTGTGCGTATCCAGCAACGTAGGTAATCGTAATGGCATCCCAGCGATCAGATACAGCAGGCCATACTTGCAAATTCTTAAGCCTGACTGCTCGACATGATTGGTCAAGATCATAAACCGAGGTGCTCAAAGTTTGCAGCACATCGCCGGAATCGTAGTATTTAACATGCGTGATGGATTGCACAGGTCGCTTGGGAAGATATATCTCGTCGTCATCAAATTCTTCCGCAGTAACCTTCCAAGTCTGCGTCAGACAAGCTGAGTCGGTATCAGCTTCCCATTGTTCCCTTGCGGCCTGGATTAGTAGGCTTAGCTGGGCGTCGTGAGCCGTATCCGTTGGGGACAGTTCGAGCTGCTTCTTCGCTTCCGCTAGGGTTATTGGCTCGCTGACCGGAGCCGTTACCAGCATCGCTCTCGACGTTTCTGTTTCCGACATGAATTGCGATTCCCTTGCGGATTAGCAGATTTGCAAGTCCATCATCTATATCTATCAGCGAGCCAAGTCTAAACCCAGCCCAGCGTTTAACGATTTCAAGCTTCATGTGCTGTCAGCCAATCTGACGGGTAAAGGTGCATAGGCTGCATCTTACTGTCAAAGCAGGCTACCATTTCCTCTAGGTGGCCGATGCGTGTGTCGCAGTCAATGTAGACCGAATTGCCGGCCCGTTCCCACTGTAACCAAAACCACACATCGTCATCAACTTTGTCACCATCCCATCCACCGTCAGCATTAGGTTCCGCAAAGAACCAAGGCTTTTCGACTTTCCGCAGTTTGGCAACATCAAGCACCGTCAGGCCAAAATGTGCCGTGCGTGCCTTCAGCGGATAGCCGTTAAAGTCAATCTGCATCGTATCATCGCCAACCTTGCGACCGCCATGTACTGTACCTAGCAACGTTGGCTTGCCTCGCCGTACTTGCATCGAGGCCAGTGCGTCGATCTGATCTTCCTGATGGATCACCGAGATCATACGCAGTAATTGCTTGTCAGTAAAAAACGAGTCGCCATCAACCGTCACGATGTACTGGCAATCAGTATACACCAATTGCTCAAACATCTTCTGCATACACTGGCCGTAGTACACGCCACCGGAAACTGTCAATGGTATTTGCAGTTTCTTAAGTGCTCGCTCAATGTAGTTCCGGCAAGTCGTATTCTCATACCGCGGGGCTGTCATCACAGCCGCTACTTTCAATTCCATCTTGTTCGCTCCGATGGGTGTTAAATTTAGCCAACGACTACTTGGTCAGCGTTTCCGCTGTTAGCACCTTGGACTTCCTTGACCAATCCTACACTGCATGAAGAAATCACAGTGCCATTGGTGGTCGTATCAGGTGTAACGCTGACTTGCAGGTATCGCTTGCGGCCCTTTAGGTCAACGTTGAACACTTGTACCGTAGCATTGGTATTGTCTGCGGTCACAGCGAAAGAACTGTTGAACGTGACGTATGCCGTGGCAGCATTGGTGTCAGATTCCTTGAGATTCAAGGCCACATTGGTCGAATTGGTATTCAATTCCGCACCGATGTGGAACACGATGATGGCGTAGTCAGCACCTTGACAGTCAATGGCCGCAGTGCGAGCAGTCGTTGCTGCTGCAATCGGAGCCAGGACGGAAGAACGCACAACAGCTTGCGAAGGTTTCATTTTTAATATCCTATGATGATTTTAAGCTTGATTCTAAAGTTGCCCTAGCTAGCCGAAGCTAGACTAGGGCGGGTCCACCGGAGCGAACGATGGCTCGATGGATTAGGCAGCAAACTTCAGGGCGATCAGACCACCGGCAGCAGATGCGGTGCCCCGGTCATGGACGTTGATGTCGAAACGCTGAGTGCTACGGATAGCAATTGCATCTTGATTGAAGTAGTAGCTGGCATCAGCTTGGATGCTCAGGCCACGACGACGACCGAGGATTGCAGCTTGTGCCAGGTCACCGAAGTAGCATGCAATCGTCGAGCCGGTGCTGGTGAGAGCACTTGGCAAGACTTGGCTGATCACTACTGGGTAGCCCATGAATTGCAGCGGCATACCGTCAGCAATGCTCATGCCAGTATTAGCACCAGCAGCCATAGCCAAACGCAGCATGCTATTGGCCCAACCGTTCTGGCTGATAAACCAGCGTGGCGAGCTACCGCCGAACATCTTACGTTTTCCGATAACTGCCTCGAAATCTTCGAGATCCAAAGTTCCGAAGGTATTGTTACCGGAGATAGCATCGTAGATGCTACCAGCGGCAAGTGCTGACTTGACGCCAACGATTCCGCCGTAGGTGCTCGTGCCGTCACCGTTCCAGCCGCAGTCATCTTCCGTATTGGCGAACTTTTGGGCAATCGAGCGAGCCAGCGTTTCCGCAACACTCAGCACTGAATCCTCGTTTAATTCGCTGCTAACAGCGGTCAGCGTTGCCAGCTTCTTGGCTTCCAAACGCACCAAGTTCAGGGCGATGTCGGAAGTCGTGATAGCCGAGTTTTCGCCGACGAAGTAAGCACTGATCTCATCAGACAGCTTAGGTACATTTTGTACACTGTCGCTCATCGTCCAAGGTTGGGCATACTGGGCGAAAATACCAAACTGCTCACGCAGTTCAATAATCGAGGCCTCGAGTGGTTCAGGGACCAAAAAGCCACCCTTGGTGTTATCGCCGGTGGTCATGGCGTTGCGGATCAGGCCACGCTCACGGCAATATTCCTTGGACTTGCGATTGTTGAAAATCGCAGCCAATAGAAATTGGCCCGAGTCATAAGCTTCTTCCGCAGAGTTAAATACGCCCTTGCGGAAGTTCGATAGAACACGCACTGGCAACTTTGCAGCGTCAGACTTGTTGGACTCACGACGAGCCTGTACCTTGCCTTCCAGCTTGGAGGCTACGATGGCCTCGTACTTGATGGCGGTATCCAAGTCTTTGTTCAGGACTTCACGGCGATCAGACAGATTGCTGATTTCAGACTTTTCAACATCGCTCAATTCACGTTGTTCTTGGCTAACAAGATCGTGGAGAGCTTCAGCCTTGGCAACGATTTCCGAAAGTTCGTTGCGAATTTCCATAGCAGACTTCATGTTTCTATTCCTTGTTGCTTGCGCCCCAAGCCCAGAAACGCAGTTAGCGGCAGAGCTTGAGACAGAAAATGTAAACACATTTCCAGCCGTCAAACTTTCGCCGCTAACTAGTTGCTACTTGTTTTTTGCTAGTCCTTATAAATTAGCACATGCTAATTCTTATAACAACTACCTTGAGTAAAATTTCTGCATAAACGAAGCGGACTGAATTTTAGGCTTAAACATTGCCATTGGTGCTGCTACCAAATCCTCGGGCGTATGCTTAAACCATGCAGCGTTCATCGCCGCAGGCATCTCTACGCTAGCCACAGTGCCATTGGACAAGCCGGCCTCAATAGCTGACTCGGTAGTGAACCAAGTTTCCTCTGTCATCAGGGCCAGAATGTCCTGTCCTTCCGTCATGTATTGGCTGTAGATTTCTACAAGCGAATCATCATAAGCTTGCAAAACGTCAGCCGCCTTCCGCATATCTTCCGCATTGCCAACGCTGACGGTCATGGCTCTATGGATCATCCAGCGGGCACCGGGGGCAGTTAGCCTGGATTCCCCAGCCAAAGCGATCACAGAGGCAGCAGATGCCGCTAGGGCGTCGACTACTGTATCCACACCACCATGATAGCGCTTTAGTGCGTTGAAGATAGCAATGCCTTCGTCGGCTACGCCACCTGGGCTATTGATGCGGACTAAGGCTCGCTTTCCGCCAAGTTCGTTAAGTGCGTCAATAACTTGCTTGGAATCAATGCCACCACCGAACCAATCTTTTCCGATGGTGTCGTAGATATAGATTTCGCCAAGCGATGCGTTTACTTTAAGCATTTTTGTATTTCCTCAATTAAGTTATAAACCCGGTTGGTCCAGTTGGCTGTTGCTTGACCAATCTTCGATTGCAATTCCTCGGGCTGGCAATCCGTAGCCGCCAAAATGCGAGTCTTGCTTTCATTGCAATGTTCCGTGGCAATCTTGCGGTCACCACCCAAAGTCTCAATGTCATCAGCTAATTTACGTTCCCAAGTCTGATACCAGTTTTCGCACTTATCAATAAAGTTGCTGGGATTCTTGGAGTAGTCTTGAATGCGTTTAGCCTCCACACTGAGCAAATTGCGAATCATCAATTCCATGGCTCGGTTGGTGGGTTCCGCCATGTCTGGAGAATCATCCTCAGGGTCCGGTTGGTCAGGTGAATCTACTGCTGACCCCGGCGTGATGGCTGGATTCTCGTATTCATCGCCGCCTTCGTATGGGTTGAGGTCGAATAATTCACGGACTTCATTTGGCGACAAAACACGGGCAGCAATACCCTGCGAGCCAAATGCCATGGTTACAGACTTCTCAGTGCGCAATAGTGCGCCATCATTAAACTTAAAGTAATAGCCTCGATTGCGTTCACTTTCCGTCAGCAGCTTTAATTCCGATTCTTCTTCCCATGCAGTCGTCCACGGAGCTAAACAATTTTGCCGATACGATAAATTGCGTTGTTCCAGACTGGCAAACGAGGCGTTGGATGAATCGCCCAAGATGCCTTCGAGCAGAAACAGCAAAGCAGCATCTTCACGCTGGAATCTACGTTGCTCGATAAATTGAGCATCAGCATTGTTCATGGCAAGAATGTTGGCCTTGATGCCTTCACGCAGCATGCCGATTTTTCCGGCATTATCTGAGCCCTCATGCGAGTCACGGAAAGACTTTAGGAACTCTTTAGCATCGCCTTCGTTCCGGAACGCACCCATCGGAGCTTCGAGCATCAGTCCACCGGCATAACCCTTTTTCTGTTGGTTAGCGATGTGCTGTTGCAGGTCCAAGCCAATACCCCAAGATTGCGATGCCACCTCGATTAGACTTTTGCCCTCGATACCGTCGAAGCCTAAGCCAGGAACATGCCAGACTTCATTGTCACGAAAGATCAATGTCTTTTCTGGGTTCTTGCCCATATCTTCGTATAGGCTCAGACGACTATCACGGTCAATGACCGTCATGGTCAGCTTTTCGCCTTCGTACAATTCGGTCGTTGTGCGATCCGGCATCAATGGGATTAGTTCGACCGGTACGCCATTTTCACGCCGGATATATGAGCGAGCATTACCCCATAGCAAAGCATGACACATCATCTGCCGCTTCCACTGGGCAGGCGTCTGCATTGAGTTTGGTCGCCAACGCATAAGCTTGTATGCTGGGTGGCGATCTTGGATCGTCTTTTCACGACCCACAACACGATGCACGTTGAGCGGCATAATCATAAACGCACCAGTGATCTTACTGACGCAATGCCATACCGGCGGATAAGTCAAGGCTCGATCAGCGGTAACACGCTCGCTCTGTGTACCAGCCAATGCCGATCTCAGCCATTTAACTAGTGAATTGATGCCACCACTTGCTGCCATGCCACTAATCCTAAATTAAAAATAGACTGCCACTAGCTTTGGGGGCTGCGAGCGTTGCCAATCTAAATGCCATTGTTGCTGCTACTATCGGGTCAATTTTGTCGTTTGAATCACGCTTGTCGTACATCC